AAATCGCGTCAGATAAAATGATAGAAGATTTTGTGGCCTACAAGAGTTTCCAGCGAGGTCGAGCAACTTAGCTCCTCTCTCAGCTCCCTTGCTGGAACCCTATGGTCGGGTGAATATAAACACGGTTAAGCCTCTAGCGACCTAAAAGATATAAATAGAGGTAGGAACGAGGGCAATCCTTCCCAAGAAACCCTCATCCAGGATTAGGTTCCAGGATAACACATGGAGATGCACCCGGCAAGTATACACCGGCTCTGCTAAATTAAGGGTGATGCCGTAATACATCCGTGGTGGCCAACGGTTAGCCACCTTTTAACCTAGGAGATAACATGTTAGAAGGCACACTCGTATTCTTGACTTTATTCAGCTGGGTGGAGCGAGAATTTTTAGAAGAAAAGTTAAAATGGAATGCACAAGGATATAATTACTGGGACCAGATTGAATGTCGTGCCCCTGATCCGAATGCCAAGTCGATTGTAATTACAACACCTATTGGGAACAAATACGTATGCTTCAAGCAGACAAACATGAAACCGACACAAAATTAAAAGTAGGGGATATAGGAGTTGTTCTTATATCCGCTTGGTTAATTAGTCAATCTTTGATATGGAGTAATATTGCTTGGTTCTTAATAGGGTATTGCTTCTTCCTAAACTATGCTATATGGAGGCGTGATAATGGATGAAGATTTTGATTTTGGTTTTACAGCAGTTGATGAGTCTGAACTAGAGGCTGTAAAACAAGCAAAAGATACAGCACAAAAGATGGCTGTAGGTGTTGATGCAACTCAAGACAAGATTGACAAACTATATAATGCCATTCAACCCTTGTTGACAAACCTTAAAAAGAATCCTGAAAAGGAATACATCCTCTGGCCTAATCGCATAGAGAAGGTAGATCAGTTTGAGGATATGCTCAGAAAAATCTATAATGCTTAAAAAAACACTTTACATTTCAGAGCAAATGTGATATAATAGATTAGGAATGTTTTTTGAGGAGTATATAATGACACGTGAACAACGACTTGCACTTATTCGTAAGACGTCTAAAAAATTCACTAAAAAGCTAGAACGCAACCAACGTGTACGTAAGACCGAAACCGTGTCTTATTTGCCGTACGGTTACCCTGCATCTAAAGGCTATGATGATGTTAATATCAATCATTGGACAGATGCCCCACAATATGCGGAGAAATATTATGGTGAAGCTTATCGCGATACCGTTGATCATGATAATGATTGGAACTAGTCATGCTGGTGAGTTGGGACAAGAATGTAAATATGTCCGTACCATCGAGGTCGACAAACATGGAAACACCAGTGGCGTGCAGACATATGAATGCAAGACCGCTCCCCGTGAAATCATCACCAAGACAGAAATTAAAGAAGTCCGAACATGTGCAGCAAAACTACTTTTCGGATTTGAATGCGACCCCCACCAGCCAGAAGGTGATCAGTTTGCTGCGGCCCTCACCTCTTTGGTATCTCTAGGAGTTATACAATGAAAAAAATCTTTTTGACCTTGGCTATCTGCATGGCATTTGCATCTAATGCACAAGCAAATGTTATCGTTGATGAATATGCAAAGATGAAGATGGACTTTGAACAGAATGTGCAACAAGGCAAAGACCAGTTTGCCCGTAATAAAGAACAGTTGCAAGGATTGTTTTTTAAGATTAAAAGCATCGTGAAAACCACAACAGATAAATTGGATGAGTTAAATAATGTACAATAAATATTTTATCGGACTCCCTGTCCTTGCACTACTAGGTGCTTGTGCCAAAGAGGTACCACCTGATGCTGCTATGTCACAAAAAGAGTTTGAGTACAAGTCAGCCCAAGTAGAAAAGCAAATTGAAATGATTCCTGCTTGGTACACAGCCATTCCAGATGTAGAGGATGCTGTACATGCCGTTGGTACTGCTATCACACCTGACATGCAGTTGTCCGTGGATATTGCTACTCTGTCTGCAAAGACAACTTTGGCCGACCGTATTGATTCCAAGTTACGGTCACAGATGAAAACATTTAAGGCCAAACTTGGCGCCGATGACTTTGCCAATGAACTATCACATGAGTTCGAGCAAGCCACAATCAACATCATTGCCGATGCAGATGTTGCCGGTTACCGTGTGAAGGAATCAGCCATAGTACCGAATGGTACACAATATCGTGCATATGTTCTGCTTGAATATACAGACAACGAGGCATCAAAGATCATGAAGAACCGTTTTGCTCGTGACAAGATGCTGATGTCTAAATTACAGGCCGAGAGTGCATGGTCAGAACTCAATACTCGAGTTGATAAGATGAACGATGATGAACTTAAAGAAATGAGTATCATTGTTGATGCCATCAATGACCTACCAGTGCACACTCCAGCACCTGCACCTAATGCAAAAATTACTGTACAAGAATAGGAAAGTGTGATATAATGATCAAGTCAATTTGTTTTATGATAGTCTTTGTGGGACTTGGTTACTACATAGGTGCTGGTGTCATTGACATCAAGAGCTCTTTGACCACTATTAGTGCAACGTTGGACTCTACATCCAACATGCTTGATGAAATGAACTCTATGCTTAAGGATATGAATAAATGATTCCGGCAATGACAAGTGACCGTATACTTGCATACCGAGTATTTACAGGTGAGTTGGAAAAGTTAAGTCTCAAAAAACTACCACCTGATAATACCAAACCGGATCATCTCTCTGGCAGTGAGGCTATAGTTGCCGAATATCTACGCATGAGGATCAGACAATGGGAAGAGAAAGGGTACGATAAATCATGACCATGCATCTGGTAGGTCCGTATATGACCACGACCAATTACAAGAAGCGTAAGGCCAAGAAAAAAACGGCTGGTGTTCTAGAAGAAGAACGTAAGATGGAACAACTGTTGCAGAAGGTAGGGTATGTCAAGAACTCGAACCACAGGTACAAAATGCCAGATTACACTGTTTCCGAACCACTTGCACCGACCTCAGACTATGTTGGTAATGGCTTTAAGAGAGCTACTAAGCAATACACTGGCGATGAACTTGCCGGGATCGGCACACTGCATAAAAGTAATATGGTGCCAATCCGTAAAGATAGTAATGCGGCTAAAGAAATAGCGCAGATGCGTAGAAATTAAAATAGCATTTGCGATAAAAACACTTTACATTTACTCAAAAATGTGATAGAATATATTATGTCATTATTTTGAGAGGAGTTTGATATGGCAATACCTAAGAAACGCAAGAAGAAGTTGGTACCAAGAAAAGCCAAAACTGGTCTAGGTGGTGTTCCGCACGACAAAGGCTTTATGGTAACTCAAAACTATTTTCATTTTGAGGTTGCACGCAAAGACCTAATTGGTTGTCTGTATGCTTATGTCCGTACCAACTTTGTTAAAAAAGATGCACAAGCAATCTTTGCAAATCCAGATTACAAGTTTTTCAATTACACTCATCATGCCGCTATCGCATGGTGGTTAACAATGGGTCTGACCAAAGATGACAAAGTTATATATTGGGAAAATGCACTCAATCGCTATATGCAAGAACTGCTCGAAAGTGGCAAGTTACTTCTTGAAGAGAAGAAGGCAAAAGCTAAAGATACCGATAAGGTTGTCTCACTCTCACCTATGCAGAGATTGCAGAGCAAGATTGACCGTACCATCATGCAAGACATCCTTGATCTAGAAGACCAGTGGATGGACGATGAAAAGACTACACTTGATGTGTATGCTCAATTCCAAAAACATTCACTCCCTGGATCTGCCACGGCACAGGTACGTGGTATCCTAGAAGGTTGGTTATCTGACTATTCAGATGCCTACAATAAAACTTGTCCAGATGCCGTTGAGGGTTATGCCCATATCAAACGGCCTGAACTGAATCGCCGTATCAAGGCTATCCAAGATATGCTGTCAGACCTTGACAGAATCAAGAATGCCGCTAAGGCAAAACGAGCAGTCAGAATGCCTAAGACCAAGGCGGCTGACAAGCAAGTCTCTCGTGTACAATACAAAAAAGAGGACAACGAATACAAGTTGGTCTCCATTCCGCCGATACAGGTTATCGGTAAACACAGACTCTACACCTTTGATACCAAAGGAAGGGTTATCAAAGAATTTGTATCCACTGCCGTTAACGGTTTCCAAATGTCTGGGTCAACACTCAAGAACTTTGATACAGTAAACAGTAGGTGTGTACGACTTCGGAGACCGAATGATTTCCTACCATTTGTACTTGGTAAAACACCAAATCAAATCGACAAAGAGTGGAAAAATCTTACCACCAAGACTACGGTACCAAACGGCCGTATTAACAAAGACACAATCATATTAAGGGTTATGGATAAATGAGTGAGAAACTAGAGGAGCAGTTCCTCAACAAATCTAAATTCTCCAAGCTGATAGAGAAAACAGTCATTGAAAAATCTATCGGCTACATGGAAGCAATACTTCTGGTTTGTGATGATAATAATATAGAACCAGAAGATGTAAAGAAGTTTGTCTCACCTATCATCAGGGACAAACTAGAAGCAGAGGCCATGTCTCTAAACTTCTTACCAAAAACAAATTCGATTGACTCTGCACTTTTTGAGTAGATCGTGTATAAATATCTGTACATTACAGTGTACACATGTTATAATAATTCAGTAATATTTCAGCTATAAGGACAATACGATGTCATTTGAAAACTTAAAACGCAATCGCGACCAAATCTCTAAACTCGTTCAAGCAGCAGAAGCAGCTGGCGGGACAACAGAAAAGAAAAACTACGGCGACGACCGTGTCTGGAAACCGACCGTAGACAAAGCAGGAAATGGATATGCCGTACTACGGTTCCTCCCAGCAAGGGAAGGCCAAGAATTACCATGGGTCAGATATTGGGACCATGGATTCAAAGGACCAACAGGTCTGTGGTATATCGAAAACAGCCTTACAACTATTGGTCAACCTGATCCAGTTGGTGAACTCAACTCGCGCCTCTGGAACTCAGGTATCGATGCAGACAAAGAAACTGCACGAAACCAAAAACGCCGTCTCCACTATGTAACAAATATTCTTATCATGCAAGACCCTGGTAATCCTGCTAATGAGGGTAAGGTGTTCATGTATAAGTTCGGCAAGAAAATATTTGAGAAGCTCATGGATGCCATGCAGCCAGAGTTTGCAGATGAGCAACCAGTAAACCCATTCGACTTTTGGGATGGGGCAGACTTTAAATTGAAAATCCGTAACGTTGAAGGATACCGTAATTATGATAAG